TCTCCTTTACTTACAATTATGCAGAAGGTTCTTACTATATCTGGTATGGATAGGTTTTTATACCGCTATTTCTTCGAGCGTAAAACCCCTACTGGAATGATATTAACATATACTGATGACCCGCAGTCTTTGGAAATTGAACGTGCTAGGGTAGAAGCAAAAATGATGGAAGACCCTACATACATGCCTTGGATTGGTGTTTCTCAGAAAACAGGAAGAGGAAGAACAGACTTTGTGCGTCTTTTCCACACCCTTCAAGAAATTGAATATATCGAAGTTAGAAATGAGATTCGTGATAGGATTTCTTCTATTTATGGAGTGCCTCAGATTTACATGAATATTATGGAAGGCGTGGGACAAATGGCGGGGCAATCCGTGTCAGGAGATACTCCTATATGGATTAGGAAAGATAAAAAATTTATTGATTTAATACCTATTGAATCTTTACATCATAGTTCTGCACATGAATACAGCGTCTTTCCAAAGAATTTAGAAGTTCTTTCTCAAGACGGTTGGACGAAACCTAAACATATTTGGAAACATAAATGTAGAGAAGAACACACATTAGCTTTTGAGTTTGGCGGAGGTTTTGCAGAAACTACTGTTGACCACTCTCTTATGCAAAATAAAAAAGAAGTAAAGGCCTCTGAATTAATGTTAGGCGATAGTGTTGATATTATTGATTTGCCAAAATCAGATGGGTATATTTCTATGACAGAAGATTTTGCATGGTTATTAGGTTTTTATTCTGCAGAAGGTTCCATACTGTTTCAAGAAGCAGGTTTAGAATTTGCTAATAATGATGCTTCTTTATTAGATAAATGTAAGCAAATATTAGAAGCTAAGTATAATAAAGAAGCTAAAATTGCTAAATATGATAGTGGTGGAAGAGTACTTATCTATGGTAATAATATTGTAGAAGAATTTAAGAATTTAGTTTATTATTCTTATAATACTATATCTAATTGTGATAGTAAACCTATAAGAGAACCTAAAACGATTAGAAAGGTCCCTAGCCAAATATTAAACGGTGATAGTAAATTAAAGCAGGCCTTTTTGGATGGTTATATTGCAGGAGATGGTAGTTTGGTAGCTCCTGATTCTTATAGATGCGTGTCTACCTCATTACTTTTATTGGCGGGAATAGATTATTTAGTTAGATGTTTAGGTTATAGTATAAATATAGAATTCAGAAAAAGTGATAATGAAAATTGGAATAATAATTGGAGGCTTTCATTTAGTAAAGCAAATAAAAAAATTGAACAAAATATAATTAAAAGAATTATTTCTCTTAATGCGCCAAAATACGTGTTTGATATTGAAACTGAAAGTCATACCTTTGTTGGCGGTATTGGCTGTCTTGTTTTCCATAATACGCAGCAAGTTAAAATATTTAGTAATGTGATTGAAGCAGACCAGAGACGTTATAATGAAAGTATATTCCCTATTCTTTTGGACGCTTTTCATATCACTGATTGGAAATTGAAGCTTCTTCCGCCTGAAGAAAAGATTGAATCAATTTTACTTCAACAGGCGCAACAAAAGGTGGCAATCGCTACTCAAATGATGACACTTGGTTTTCAAGTAGAGTTAAAACAAGGTTCTGATACAATTCAAGATATTGATTTTATATTTAGTGGGAAGGCACAGAACCCAATGGCGGCAATGATGGGTGGAGGGGCACAGGGGGGCGCTCCGCCTATGATGGGGGCCGGTTCTGAAGGAGGTGAAGGCGCTGAAGGAGGCGCAACAGAAAATCCTACTGTTCCTCCACAACTTCCTCAAGAAGGGGTTGCTAAATCTTTTGACGGCAAAGAAACACATGACCCTACTAAACCTAAGTGGTTTAATAAACGTAATAGGGTTGAAGAGGCTGCTTTTATTGACCCTGATGTTAAAAAGTTGCAAAGAGGAGAGAACTTAGATACTGAGGAATTATAATGTATATTTTGTGCATGACGTGTGGAAAAAGAAGTCATATAAGTGAATGGAAAAGAGTAGGTGTTTATATATTTGCTTGTCCGCATTGTGGGCAAACAAAAATAATTGATTAAGGAGGAAAGAAAGATGGTAACAACAAGTACTACTTATTATGGAGTTCCCCTACCTATAAATAAATTAGGAGGTTCTACAACAATAGCGGGGTATACTGTTACGGCTCAAGAAGAAAAAGACTCATTTAAGCGGTTAATGGTATGGAGAGGTTTAAAGATTAAATCTATTTCTGTTAATTTTCATGAAATTACTATTGAATGTATTAGAAATAAAAAGATATTTTTTATTGCTATTGCCAATAGTGTAATGAATATTTATAATAGTAAAAGGGAAATAATTGATTCTATTTCTTTGCCCTATCATTATGAAACTAGTACTGATAGTAGTATTGTATGGGTAGATGATACGGCTAAATATCCTAAAGGGGCTACCACCACAACTATTAGTACTCTAACAGATGGGTTTTTTAATACCAGCGATGTAAGTAAACTTGAAGATTATAAAATATTATTTGAATAAGGAGAGGAAAAGAAAGAATGTTAGCACCAGTAAGTAGACTAAGAAAGGACGAGATTATTGAATTATCTAAAGGAAGATGCAAACACGGTCACAGTTATCTAGAGCATTATAATTGTTGGAAGCTAGAAAAAAAGAACCCAGAAAAAATAGGGTTTTTGGATATCGAGGCTTCAAATCTAAAAGCTAATTTCGGTATTATGTTATCTTATTGTATTAAAGAGGCAGATGGTTCTAAGATATGGTTTGATACTATTACAAAAAAAGATGCTGAAACTGATTTAGATAAAAGAATTGTAAAGCATTGTATAGAGGACATGAAACGTTTTGATAGGGTTATCGGGCATTATTCTACAAAATATGATATTCCATTTATACGCACCCGTGCTCTTATTCACAGACTAGAGTTTCCTGAATTTGGAGAATTAAATCACACAGATGTTTATTATATGGCAAAACGTTTACTTTGTTTGCATAGTAATAGACAAAATGTAATTGCAGAGGCTATTCAAGGAGAAGATATTAAAACTAGTATTGCTCCTATCTATTGGATTAAGGCGTTACAGGGAGACCAAAAATCTATAGATTATATCCTTGACCATAATAAAAAAGATGTTCTTCAACTTGAGGGTAACTACAATATTTTAGAGAAGTATACTAAGAATCTAAAAAAGAGTATTTAGTTTGAAAGTTACAGCAAATATGGGATAATTTTAATAGTGGAAACTGTAGAAATTGTTGTTAATTCCCTTGTAGAAGCGCTAAGGGATAGGGCTACAGAAGGTTTTAATAAATCTCAAGCGGCCTGCCCTGTTGTTACAGGTGAATTAAAGAAGTCTGGTTCTATTAAAGATATAGAAAATGGGAGTGAGATTAATTATTCAGCTCCTTACGCTAGTATTGTAGAACGTGGACAAGATGCAGGTATGGTATATGTACAAGGGCATGTTAGAACTACAAAACGACCTGCTGCTTTAACTAAAAACAATAAAGTAACTACAGGAAATAGTCATTACGTTAAATCTTATAGAAGATTAGCTAAAGCAATAGAAGGAAAGCACTTTATTGAAAATTCGCTGAAGGAAGCTTTTAATACGCTTAATAACGCTATTGATACTTCTTTAAGGGTTAAATTTGCTAGAGTTATTAGGGAATAAGGAGGTAAGATGGACAAATATTTGAAACTTCTTGTAGAAAGATTAGAAGAATGTATAAAACTTTCCGTACCAGAGGATAAGGCAAGTCAAATGTTCAATTTGATTGAAAGGCATAAAGATGAATTGTATCAATTAATCAGTTCCTCAGTAGACGCTGCATTTATTAAATCTAAATTTTCCAATTTTATTAATAAAGTTTTGAGCACTATTGAGACAATTGATTTATCTGAAACTCAGTATAAAGCATTGAGAAAATTAGTTTTATCTGAAATTCATGGTTGCCTTGATTTGATACTTGGTACAATAAAGAATTCCAATGGAACAACGAATAATAATAAATAAGATTTATAAATTTCTTCAAAAACAGCTTATTGAAAAAGGTGGAATAGGAAGTGGTAGAAATACTGTTCCTAGGCCTCGTTCTAAACTGATTAAGAAAATTGGAGGTTAGCTATGGCTAAACAAGAACGCCCAGAAGATATGTTTATTAATGACCCTGCCATGTTGGCAAATATGTTAGCAAATAATCCATATTCTCAATATTTAAGTGGGGATATAAAGAAGGCCTATGAAAGAGAAGATAAAATGAAAGAAGAGGCCTTACGAGATAATTCACATCTTGTTAAGAGGCTTGATTTAGATGAAATTCATTCTTATTCTCAAGTATCCTCCAAAATAATGGATATAGTAAAAGCTAGAAAAAAGCGTAAAATAGAAAAATTATCTAAATCTTTTTCTCCTAATTTGAGAAAAGCGCTTTTAACTAAAGGTATGTCTGCTGGTGATATAAAAGATATGGAAAAGTCTATAAAAACTAATCTTCCTCCTGAAGCGCTTTTAACATTTAATAGATTTGTAGATTCTGCTGTTATGAAAGGGTGGAATCCAAATATAAAGAAAGCTATTACAGATGAAGGTAAATTTGGGGCTTTGTTATTTGGTCTTTTAGGACTTGGTATGGGCGGTCTTGCTTTAGGCGCAAT